TCCATATCACATGTAAATTTGGAAAACGACCGCCCATCTATTCTTGCATAAATCGGAAGACCTGGGAGAACCCTACGTCCTGTTTCATAAGATTCATAGTCTTTCATGCGATCTCCGATAGCCGTTCTATCAGTCATAATAACTCCTTTTATTAAGTTTACAGTGTGATGAAATAAAATTCAAGCATAAATAGACATAATAGATCTATTTAAAGGATAAGAATATGTCGGATTCGGGTGTATACAAAATAACACACATTGCCAGTGGAAAGTGTTACATAGGTAGCAGTGTTGGTATAAAAGGTAGATGGAATGAACATAAACGTGACTTAAATCATAAACAACATCATTCTCAAAGATTGCAAAATGCATGGTCAAAATACAGTGCAGACGAATTTATGTTTAGTATATTAGAATATTGTGAAAAAGACAAACTTGTCCTGTTAGAACGTGAACAATATTACATAGATACGCTTCTTCCTTACTATAATATCTGCCCGATTGCTGGTTCTAGATTAGGATCTAAATCAACCGACGATACAAAACTCAAACTTCGTGGTATGACTAATGCATATAACTCAACTGGTAAGATAATAAAAGTATCTATCAAAGATTATAAAGAAAACAATATGACTTGCCCAAATACAGGTAAATCACCGGTTATTGATAACTACGGAAATAGATTCCTTGCAGATAAAGACCATCCAAACATAAAGAATGGAACATGGGTGCATGTTTCAAAAAATCTAGTATCTGCATTTGATACAGAAACTAATTCAACCATTAGTGTCACACGAGAAGAATTCAATAACAATACCAATCTAGTAGGGGTTAATAAAAACAAAGTATCTGGTGCAGACAATCCAAATGCTAAACAAATAGCAATATATAATGCAGAAGGACAATTAATTCACACTTGCATTGGAAATTTTAAACAATATTGTATTGACAACAACTTACCATTTTCTAATCTACGAGATACAATGTATAATGATAAACCACTATCATATGATACAAAACGAGCTAGATCATACGCAACCAGGCGTAACATACTAATATATGCCGGTTGGTATGCTAAATTAATATGATATTTATTGAATTAATATGCGAAGAGTAGCATGCGTTTTCTCCACCAGGGCCCCGGCGGTTGCCACCATGGCACGGCTCATGCGTTCGTCGTAGGGTCGTTGCATGCCTCGTGTAAACCGGCTGAAACCGTGCCCGTCAATACGTGCATAGATTGGTAGATTAGGAAGGAATCGCCTGTTGGTTTCCTGGTATTCGTATACCTTCATGCGATCGCCTAAACTATCTTGTGTCATGGTTTGTTCCTTAGTGTGTAAAGTATCGCGTGCCGTTCCCGCTCAGGCAGCTGGGAAATCATATCAAAGTCAGGGAAATCGTTCGTGAGTATCATGGCCGTTCTCTGGGATTTGTCCATGGGTAACCAAAAATAGTGGTAACTGCTGGGCGACTCCGGATCCACTCTGCCATCTGGCAATAAAATCGAATCACCTATGTTGTTCATCCAATATGTCGCAGCATGCAATCGTCCATCCTCAGCCATCATGGCAATTGAATAGACGCGTTCGCAGTGGTAGTCAAACAATTCAACTGGTAGATATCTTTTGTTCAATCGTGACACCAGGTTGATGAACCAAGGATATTTTGGCCATATTGTTGTAACCGGTAACACCAGTATGAACCCAACCAACAGAGAAGATGACTGTAGTAAAATCGCGGCAGGATACCCAAAACAGACCAAAACAATGGTCCCTAGCGTTGCCAGCACACAAAATGCCATCCAGTACATCATGATCTTATCGGCCAGCGATTTGGCATTCATTTTAGATTTCCATATACGGCCGTCAACACACGCAGCATGTCCGGCAAAACACGTTTGTCTATTTTGTCCCAGGCTACATTGGCAAACCCATCCATTTCCTTCTTGAAAATGCCCTTGCCGGAATCAAATGTGCTGAGGCAATCCAATCCTGCCGTGTCTGGCATCTTGTCAACACGATAAAGGAATAGGCTAAGGTCCTTGTCCTTTTTATACTTAAAAAGGCCGAGAGGCTCCAGCTCAGCTGCTGCAACACGCAGGCTGGTTTCCTCATATAACTCTCTAACTGCTGCATCCGCATGTTGCTCATCGGGTTCTATCTTGCCTTTGGGCAGATCCCAATGCCGATTACCCGTTACATGGCAAAGAAGTACCTTCTTGCCATTGGTTATCACCACCCCTGCGCTGACGGTTTTGGCCATTGGATTCACCACGCCGGCCAAAGAACGACAGCAGGCGCGCCATCTATGCAATCCTCTTCGGAATAACCACGCTGCTGCAATTCTTCGGTGAGATTTGCATACCCATATTCCCTGTCCCGTGCATCCCAGGCGCCGTTGTCCTCGGCACCGCTCAGGGGAGCGTAGCCATTACCCTCCGGATCCCTTTGCATGATCACCAAAGCGTTGGGATCAAAACCCTGCAACAGCTCAATCAGTTCTTTTACGGTTGTCATCGTATTCCTTCCAGCAGTGTTATCAAAATGATTTTGAGATCGTCTATGGTTTGGGCCTGCTCAATGGCCTCACGGGTAAGTTCTCGGACAGCCATCCTGCGGGCCTCATGCAGTCCAATTCCATGCTTTTCTCGAAGCTCGCGGCACCGCTCGGCTGTGGTGCGGATTGGTTCAATCATCATTCATCCTTCAATGACCCGGAGATCAGCCAATATTCTTTCAAGTTCATTGATGTTGATCCTCAAAAACTCTCGGGTATATCGGTTGCTACCACCATAGAAATCCATGTCCGATAACAGTGCTTGTTTGCCCTGGATGGTGTTCTCCAGATTGGCGATCACAGTTTCCAGTGTCATCAGGTGTACTCCGTGGCATCTTTGTTGGAACGAGTCAGATAGGCAGGGCTAATAAACTTGCAAATCTTACGACCATGTGATGAATGATAACCACCATCAGCACAAGTGACAACCACACCCTCACGGATATTATCACCACCAATCATGGTCTTGCCATCACGCACCTTGACAATGGCATCAAGGTCAAAAGGACCAGAATACAGCACGGGCAGCATTTCCAATTCCAATTCACGACAAATAATTTCTGCATCACGGCGAGTTAGAAATTGCTTTCCAATCTGAACATCAAATACTCGGAACTCGGGTGAATTGGTGCCATACTTTAGGTCCTGAACCGACCCGCCAAAGATTTCTCCATAAATTTTAATCACCGTATTGCTATGCGTGTTTGATATTGCACGCATATTGTGTTCAAAGCCATTATCCAGCAACTCACGTAGATTGCGGACATAAAGGTTACCATCATTGTTGCTGTTGTTTTTGAACACCAAACCCTGCTTGCCAAGACCTTTGCTGCTGACAGTGATATTACCTTGTTCTCCAAACATTTCTAGATGGTTCAGCCCAGGAATATACTGCATAAGACAAAATGTACCATGTGCTTTTTCCACAGCATTCACACGGATATTCTCATCAAAGATATCTAGAACATTTTCCCAACGCTCAAAGTCATAGTTGGTAGCAGCCTCGGAAACATTGGCAACTTCACCAGCCATGTGAACTGGGATAGGCGGAGACCACTTGGTAATGCCTAGGATCTCTGACACATCCTGCCCGAGTTCAACTCGGTGCATAGTTCCATCTTCGATTTTCAGTAGGATTGACATCTACACTCTCTTCTGCGCTTATTCACTAATAATAGCACACGCAGCGAATATGTCAAGCATAAATAGTGTTGAGGATCGCGTCCCCGACAGGACCACCCCCTCTAAACGCTATAAGGGAGCATTCAGCATGTGTATTTATTGCACAACCACCAACTATCGTAAAATCTATGAGAACCACCACGGTGTTATTCCCAAGGACCACCAAGGTCGATCCTATCACATTCATCACATAGATGGTAATCATAATAACAATAACCCAGGTAATCTACAAGCTGTTTCTGTAGAAGATCATTATCAAATTCATTTAGATCAAGGAGATTTATGGGCAGCTATCCGGCTAGCCTCATTGCTAGAAATCTCCGCCGAGGAGAGATCACGATTATCTAAAGAGGTGAATGCCCATATGAAAGAAACTGGCAAGCATCCATTTGTAGGTGGCGAAATGCAACGCAGGACTCAAAGAGTCCTGGTTGAATCAGGTAGACATAACTTATTGGATGGCACAATGTCAAGGGAGAATGCATTGAGAAGAGCAAGAGAAGGAACGCACAACCTGCAAGGCTCAACACATAATGAAAGAATGATTAGAGAAGGGCGACATGCAAATTTCATCAAGGTAACCTGTCCTCATTGTAGGAAAACTGGTAGTAAGCCAGGAATGATGAAGAGTCATTTTGATAAATGCAAATTCAAAAATCTTGATTACGATCAGTTTGTTGAAACCGAAAGAATGCGCAAACAATCACCGAGAAGTATAGCGAATACAAAAATCTCTCAAGAAGCTATGGCTAACGGTAAGAATCCATGGAGTATAAAACTCGAATGCCCTCATTGTGGCACAACTGGTAATAAAGGAAATATCGCAAGGTGGCACGGTGATAAGTGCAAGAAGAAATAACCTAGTTTATGGATCGTGAGCTAATCCTAAAATCAACCCTTCCGAAAAAATACCACGCAACTTCAGTGGCTTAACGCGGTTGCCATCGCTGCCAGACAACATACCCTTGCCGGTCTCCTCGTTCCAGAAATCCATCTCCCTGAGCAGCCATTCAGGCAGCACTGCGGCACTGGGGATATAAACACACCAGTCACCGGCTTGGTAGCGAGGGCTACCATCTTCCAGCTTGCCGCTGATGCATAGGTAACCTAGTCCTTCGAGGCGTACCAAAC